TTCTTACTACGGACAACCGACAAATCGGCCGCGCTCAAATCGCCAGCGTCCCAGTTATGCAGTTCGGCGGCGGGGGCTTCGTGTTAAATTTCAATTTGAAGCCCGGTAACCTGGGATGGATAAAAGCCAGCGACCGGGACATATCGCTATTCCTGCAAACGTTTAAAGAAAACGCCCCCAACACGCTGCGGCTACATTCGTTTCAAGACGCGGTTTTTATCCCCGACGTGATGACCGGCTACACCATCAACGGGGAAGACGCCGAAAACGCCGTATTACAAACTGTTGACGGGTCGGTACGTGTGGCGGTGTGGGCTGACCGGGTGAAGCTGACGGCGGGCGCGGCGTCCTTGACTATCACCGCAGACGGTAGCACTTTTGCCGGTCCTGTTAATATGCCGGACGGGGCGGTAATAAATGCAATTCCGTTCGTCACGCACAAGCATACCGGCGTAACAACCGGCGGCGGTAATACAGGGAACCCGACACCATGACCATAACGCTAGCCGTTGACGACCTGAACGACTTGTTTATAGGCGGGGATGGCGCGTTGGCCGTAGTGTCTGAGTTGGAAGCCACTTTGCAAGCCTGCGAACACGCGGCAAAAACCCAGCTTTCGGAAATGATTTACGCCGTTGACGCGGGCATACCGAACTTCGCAACCGTGTGGAACGGTTCCCCCAACAAATCCCAGTTCGAAGCCTACTTGCGGCGCACACTGTTGGCTGTGGAAAACGTTACCGAAGTTCCCGAACTGTCTACCGTCATTGCAAATCACGTGCTGTCATACCGCGCCGTCATCAAAACAATTTTCGGGACTGGGGTTATAAATGGCTGACTATGCTTACATGCCGGAAACCGGCGTAATACTTCCCGACACTGGCGACCTACAAACGATTGTAGAAGACGAATACCGCGCGGTGTTCGGGTCTGACCTTGTGGTTACCCCGAACACCCCCCAAGGCGTTTTGATTACCGCCGAAACCATCGCACGCGCGGCCGTGCTGGCGAACAATGCGGCGCTTGCGAATCAAATAAACCCCAACCTTGCGGGCGGCGTCTTCCTTGACGCTATTTGGTCGTTGACCGATGGTCAGCGGCTGGCGGCCACGAAGTCCACGATTGCAGCGGCCATCCTGGGCGGCGTGGTCGGAACGTTCATCCCGGCCGGAACCATTGCCGCGAAGGTAGACGGCACCCAGTTTGCGACCACAGCGGACGCCACGTTAGACGCGTTCGGGCTGGCCGTGGTGGATTTCATCGCCGTAGATTTCGGTCCGATTGCCTGCAACGCCGCCGCCTTGAACACGGTAGTAACCGGCGTCCTGGGTTGGGAAAGTGTCACCAATCCGAACGCCGCCGAACTGGGGCGCAACGAAGAATCGGACGGAGCGTCCCGCATTCGTCGGCGTAATACGCTGGCCTTGCAAGGTTCCGGCGGCCCGGAAGCCATCATTTCGGCGCTGTATGACACGGAAGGCGTGAAGTCCCTTAGCTTCCGCGAAAATGTGGAAGACACGACGGAAGTTATTGACGGTATCAGCATGGTTCCGCATTCGATTTTCGCTTGCGTAGACGGCGGCACCGACTTGGACGTAGCCACGACCTTGCAGCGTACAAAAAGCATGGGGTCCAATTACAACGGCGGCACGACGGTAAACGTTACGGACCCGTCAAGCGGTCAGGTCTACCCCGTCACGTTCGAACGGCCCACGCCCGTGCCCATGCTGGCGCGCGCTACGGTCCGGGTCCTGGGGGCTACAGGCGACCCCGACGCGTTGACGCGGGCGGCCATCCTGGCGTTTGCTGCGGGCGAAATCGAAGGCGAAGCCGGGTTTACGGTTGGGGCGTCCGTGTCCCCTTTCGAACTGGCGGGCGCGGTGAACATTCAGGCCCCCGGCATCTACGTACAGAAAATGGAAATCTGTACCGTCGCTTCCGGCGTCTTCGTTGTGGCTGAAGTGCCGATAGCCCTTGATGAAATCGCAACCATTACCGACGCCGGTATTACGGTCGTTCTTGTATGAAAATCCAAGCCCTTGACTATTCCGTTAATTTGCTGCGGGCGTTGCTGTGGCAATACAACGAAGCCGAACGGCTGGAAGGGCTGTTGCGGGCGAAACAATCTTGGTATGACGAAAACCAAACCCAGTTTTTCACGGACTGGTACGCCGACGTTTTTAACTTGCAAACCGCAAACGATTTCGGGTTGGCCGTGTGGGCGATTATCCTGGGCCTGCCGTTGGCCGTTGCGCCCGACGACAGCACGGGGCAAGACATATTCGGTTTCGCTGCGGACGATGAAAACTTTAACAACGGCAACTTTGCAGCTAGCGGCGCATCCATTGTTCTGACGACGGAACAAAAACGGCTTGTATTACGCCTGCGGTATTTCCAACTGACCACGCGGCACAGCGTCACCCAGGCGAACGAAATTTTAAAAGCGGTGTTCGGGGCCGGGCAAGTTTACGTTGTCGATTCGCTGTTGATGAAAATACGCTACGTCTTTACCACGCCCCCGGCCCCCCAAGTACAATTCATCCTTACAAATTATGACCTGCTACCGCGCCCCGCTGCGGTGAAGGCGGATTACATCGTAATGGGGGAAGCGGACGGGTTCGGCTTCGGTGCCTTCCACGAGAACTTTAACAACGGGAATTTTTACCATGCTTAAATACTTCGCAATCCCTTTTGCAAACGCTGGCGGTAAGACCGCAGTTCCCGCAACCGACCCCGGAACCGGTGCGGTCAGCTATGCGACCGGCTGGGGTCCGTATTACCAGCTTGCAAAGACCGACCCGAACAGCCTAAACGTTGACCGGCAACAGACGAATCAAACGTTATTCGACATCACCAGCGAAATCAAGTTGCTGCAAGAACATGGGACGCCCGATTTCATTACGGCCGCCCTGAACAGCGGGGTAGCCTACAGCTACGGCATCGGGGACCGGGTGCGGTATGACGCAGGGGACGGCTTCCGTACTTACGTGTCCCGCGTAGCCGCTAACGTTGACCTTCCAAGCGTGGCCGCGTCATGGACCCAGGAACGTAACGGCGTACCCGTGGCGGTTGCAGGCGGCACATCGAACGCCCTTACTGCCAATTTCGCCCCGGACTTCCTGGCGATACAGAACGGTGACATTTTCTTGTTGGAGCATACCGCCGCCGCGAATCCGGGGGGCGCGGTTACGTTAGCCCTTGACGGGGGCACAGCCTACCCGGTCGTTAAACGCAATGACATAGCTTTAGACCCCGCCGATATTGCAGGCCCGAACTCATGGGGGCTGTATAGCTGGGACGCGTCCCTGTCCAAGTTTGTTTTACTAAACCCCGCGTCGGCGCTAGGCGTCGGGCAAATTTACCAAAACGTCGTCCGTAATACGGGTATCGACTACTACAACTTGACAGGGCGTCCAAAGTTTTTGGTCTATTCGTACCGAATGTTCAATCTGCAACTGTTGGTGCTGTCGGTTGACGCGGCTTCGTCCGTCGCCACTATTTCCAACGATGACGCCGCACAATCTATTATCGTCACAATGTGCGCAGTGATTCCGCCGGGTTCGCGCTACTCCCTGTCCGGAAGTTTCAACTCGATAATTTCCCAAGTCGAATTAGGTTAAAAGGAACGCACATGCCCTACTACAAAGACCCCGCCGCGCAAAACCGTGTTCACTTTTTGGACCACGCGTCCGACGCGGGCGTACTACCTGCTTCCGTTATTGAAATAACAGAGGCTGAAGCCCTGGCGCTTGCTGCGGTAGCTACTCCTTTTGAAACCCTGAAGGCGGGGGAACTGGCGAAGTTCCGCCACGACCGCAAGGAAATGTTTTCCGTTATCGTTGGCATGGGTTGGGCCGCCAGTGAAACCGGGGACACCGTGGCGGTAACAAAGCTACTTGCTTTCCGCGAAGGCTTGAAAGACCTTCCCGACTGGCCCGCCGTTGTGGCGGCCACGACGCACACGGGGCTAAAAACTGCCATGGCCGCCCGGTACAAAACGCTTACCGACGCACTGCCCGCCGCCATCAAAGCAGATTTTAAAAATCTGTACCGGCCATGACCGCCGCGCTTACCCTGTTGGTGCTGTGGGCGTTCTTCCTGGCGGTCATGCACGTTCGGGACGCCCGCAACGACGGCACGTTAGCCCGGCTGCATTGGTCGGTGAAGTGGGCCGCGTACCTGGTGCTGGCTATTGGCGTCGTCTTGAACTTCTTCGTTCGTATGACGATTACGTGTTGGCTGTTTTGGGACGGCTGGCGCTGGGGTGAATGGGGCGTGTCCCCGCAAGTCAAACGTTTGCGTGGGGAAGGCCCCGTAACGTGGGGGCATATCGTGGCTATCTGGTTCGGCGATAATTACTTAAAGCCGTTCGACAAGACCGGCGGCCACGACTGAACAAAATTTGAGGTAATACGCCGTGAACTTCAATGACCTACCGCCCGACCTGGGCAAACATTTAGCAGGCCCTGCGGGGTCGGCTATCGCGTTGCTGTGGCTGAAAACCACTTGGCCCCGTGGCTTGTCCATGTTCGCGGCGGGCGCGGCCCTTTCGTATTACGCGGCCCCCAACGTGTCTTCGTGGCTGAACCTGTCGGAAAGTTTTACCGGCTTCTTGCTGGGGCTTTTCGGTATTGCCATTGTCGATAAACTTTTTGATACATGGAAACGTTTTGACGCTAGTACGCTGCTGACTTCAGTATTGAAAAAGTGGGGCTGGTTATGACATTCGGTTTACTGTGCCTTGTCGGCGTTATTGCGCTGTGCCTTTTGGGGCTGTGGCATCCCCAGTACAACGACAACATAGGGCACTGCGTGGGCATGGTCTTGGTTGGCGTGTGGGCGATGGCCCAGGCGTGGCGCGTGATGCACACGCACTACGTACCGGCGGATGACCTATGGTTGTACGTCGGCATCCTTTCCTTCGGTTCGGGCACAGCGGTACGGACTTATTTGTATCGCCGCCGTAAAGAGTAAGCCCAAATGTTCCCAACAACCCCCGACCAATGGAAGCGCGTATTACTTGCGCTGGGCGTCAAGCCTGCCCGCGCTGAACTGTTCGCGCCCGCCTTCGCTGAAGAAGCAAAGCCGGAAATGTTCAACCTGGGGGAACGGGAGTTGGACGACTACCTAGCGGAACTCATGCACGAATCGGGCAACCTGCGGTCGTTGGTGGAAGACCTGAACTACAGCGCAAAGCGAATCCGGGAACTGGGCGCGATGTACCCGAACGGCCGTTGGGGTCTTGCAGCCAAGCGCGCGGACTTCCTGGCGGGCAAGCCTGAAGAACTGGCGGAAGTCGTCTACGGCGGCCGTATGGGCAACATCCGCCCCGGTGACGGCTGGTTGTATCGTGGTCAGGGCCTGCCCATGATTACCGGGGCAACGAACTTTGCACGCGTGGGCGAACTCATGGGGCAAGACCTGTTGGTAAATCCGCAGCTATTGCAGCAACCACGCTTCGCCGTGGCCGGGTCGGTGCTGTGGTGGCGTGATGCCATCCCGGACAGCGCCATAGACCATCCTGACCGCGTGCGCAAGCTGGTACAGGGCGGGCAACTGGGCCTTGACGATACCCGCCGACTTGTCGCCATCGCACGGCGCGAACTGGAAACACTCACCTGATTACCGACGCCATCAAGCCTTACGTTTACGCAACCGTGGCCGTTGCTATTTTCGGCGCTGGGGCGGCCGTGAATGGCTGGCGGCTAGGGTCCAAGCTGGAACGGGTCAAGGCGGAACACTCCCAGGCCATGACGAACGCCGCCCTTGAATCCGGCCGCCAATTGGTCATCGCCACGCAACAACGGGACGCCCTGGCGGCCACACTGTCAACAATCGACGCGGACGGTTCCGCAGAACTGAAGAAGGCACGAAATGAAAACGAAACTTTGCGCCGTGGTGTTGCTGCTGGCCGTGTCGGGCTGCGGGTCGCTGCAACCTGTCCAACCGTCAACCCTGCCCCAGCCGGACAAACCGAAGGTAGCGGCGTGGATTCTGGAACCGCGCCCGTCCTTACTGCCGCTGCTGGACAAGATTATTTCGCCCTTCGAAGTGGTATCACCGACACCGAAGCAACCTTGACCGCGTGCCAACGGTCGCTAGGCGCGTTTACGGGTCAGACAGTACCTACCCCCTAGACCAACGCCCCCGGCGTGCTGGCGGGGCGTGTGCGATGACCGGCGGCACCTTCCCGGCCTGGGTCAACGGCTCCAACGTAGGGAAGTCTCCAAACGGTCTTGACCGGATGAACTCTGCTAGAAAGCGGTCTTGTCCGGCTACCCGGTCCCCAGGCATCAAGGCGGCCACGTTCGCGAACACTTCGGCCGGGGTCTTTTGCGCCCACAGTTCGGCGTACACGCTGGGCCTGCCGGTCGGCGTTCCGACAATCCAGACGTGGCCGCCTTGACCAGACACCGACGTTTCAAACCGTAGCCCGGCGTGCAGCAAACGCGCTTCCAACTTCGAAAAGTCCATGTCAAGGAATGCACCCGTGTCAATCACCAAGACGCGTTCGCCGGTCATAGCTTCCGCCAATTCCGATGGTTGCGGTAATACACCAGCGTAAGACCGACGTTCAGCGGCATCAACCCCAGGGCGGACAGCGGGCCGGTAACGTGCCACACGGCCACGGTGTAAAGGCACCACAGCGCCTGATTCAACAGGCCCAGCGCCCAGGCACGGCGGGACAGGTTGCCCGCAAGCCACGTCATGTAAAGCGTGATTGCCGACAACAGCCACGGCAAGCCAGAATGAATAATTGCCCAGGTCATACGGTTAAAGTCCTTTTTGTTTGTCATGATGCTACCCCCACGCGGCGGCCATCGCGTCCGCTATTCCTTGGTACGTTGCGCTTCGCTGTTCGGCACGCGTGGGCGATGGCCCCAAGCGATTTTGCCCGCTGTCGGTTTGGTTGGACCAACGTTCCCGCAATATGCCCTTGTGCATCACCCAGCGGCCGGGGCACCGTTTGGCCGGGTCCACGGGTAGCGGGGCAAGACCGTGCAACCAAAAGCAAGTAGCCTTGCTGGCGTCGTCCCCAAAGTCATACGGCTGTACGATTTGGTCCGGCTTGCGCACCCGTGTAGACAGAATGCTTATAGGGTTTTCGGTGCAACGTTTCGGAATGTGGGCCGTTTCGGGGCCATCAATAAACATCCGGGCGAAGGCCAGCGCGTCCGCCGTCTGGTGCCCGCCGTACCGGTAGCTTGTCGGGTTGGTGTTCCAGTGAATCCCGCTGACGGTCAGAAAGGTGCAATCGGGGTGTGCAATGATTAAATCCCAGTACCTGCGCAGAATGTCGCGTGCATCGCCCTGATAGTGCGGACCGGGCCGCCGCGTGGGCTTCAGGTCGCAGCTTACGGCGTTGTGGCCACGCGCTATGAACGCGTCCCGTATTACGCCGGATTCTTCGCAGGCAATCAGCACGTTCATACGCGGCGTTCCACGATGGCCAAATAGGCTTCCCCGGCCTGTTCCTTCGTATACAAATCGCTACCGCCTTTGTCTTGCAGCAACTTGCAAAGGGCGGCCCGGTCCCCGCGTGGCAGTTCGGCCGCCTTCGCGGATGTCAGCGCTTCGCCTTTCTGGATATGCAGGTTATACGCCGTGGCAATAATGGCGTTGACCTTGCCGACCGTCAACGATGTTCCGGGAACGGCGCGGTTCAGCGCATGGATTTGGGCGGCGTTCATGCCAATGCCCCTTTAATCAGCGTGTCGATTTGTGGAACGGTCAGAGCACATTTACCGTTTATCACCTGCAGCACGGCGTCCAGCGCTTTACCGTAGGGGCCGCGTGCCTGAAAAATTTCATTGTCCACCGCGTCGGCTTCAGCTTCGTTGCCTGCGTTGACGGCCACGATAAAACGATTGACTGTTGCCAGCGCCAGTTTTTTAACTTGCGGGCTAAAGGGCATCAGGGCTTCGGCAATCTTTGGGTCAAGGGTTACGGTGTTCATGGTGCGGGGCCTTTCGGTTGGTATGGCGCAAGTGTAATACGATTTCAAAACCTTGCAGCTACCGTTCGTCGGAAAGTCGGTCTTGTCCGGTTAATCTTTCCTGTACCGCAGGCCACGCCAGCCGCCAGCCGCTTTAATCGGCCACGGCTTGCCGTTGTATACGGCCCATGGCGGCATCGAACCCATGATGTCTTCCAGCCCTTGCACGCTGCCCCAGCCTTGGGGGACTTCGGCCACGATTTCATCGTACACATGCAAGACGACGTAATACCCGGCCCGTTCGCAATTGACCATTGCGTACCGTTGGATGTCCCGCGCCGTGGCCTGTACAACGTTTTCGCACAGCTTGCCGCCGTAGGTGTTCATGCGAACCCAGCCGACCGGCCCCATTAACCTGTTCGTGTTGTAGCCTTCGAAGGACAACGAGTATTGACCGCCGAAACTGCGTTGGTTCGGTTCTAGTACGGGGTTGTGGTAGTGCAGCGCGCGACCGCTGGGTAAGACGCAATACAAAATTTGTCCGTCATACTGGAAGGTAATACCGCTGTGCGTGCCGTTCTTGCGCATCACGGGGAAGGCGGTTCCGGGGGTCAAGACCGCCGCAATTGCCATGCCTTCCAAACCGAACAGTTCGGGGGTAACGTGGTCCCAGCCGTGGCGGCGTTCCTGACCGCCCCAAAATTCAACGATGGCCGGGGATGCTTCCCGCCATTTCAAGATGCCGTCTTTTATTTCCTTTTCGGGCATGACTAACGGCGGGTCGCAATCCGCCATGAACCGCAGCCACGCGCCTATCCAACCGCCGAAGCCGGACGCCAGTTCCGACACCTTGCCTATTGTTTGCCGCATGGGGTGGTGCGGACCCTTGCGCGCCCGATGCTTCCACCATTCCGGCCGCGTCACGTCGTCATACCCAGCGTGTGCCATGATTTCCGCAAACGGGATGCCGGTAATTTTGGACACGCCCAGTTCGTAAGCCTTGCCATGCGTGGCGAACATTTCCACGCGCCATTCTTCACCCGCTAGGCACGCGGTAACAACACCTTCGATACTGCTAAAGTCTGACGCTATCAAATCGCACCCAGGGGCGGCCGTGAACAGGCCACGCAAGCACCCGGATACGCATAGCAAGGCATCGGCAAACATCCCTTCGACTATGGATAGGTTGCCCGTCTTGATGACCTGTAGAACGTCTTCTACGGCGTCCGGTCCCCATTCGGCCTTCTTCGCGTCGGGGCCTTTCGGCAACCCGCACCAACCACACGCCGCGCGGTGCATGCCGCTGTGACGGCCGCACATGCATTTGTAGACGGACGGTCCCGCCTTCGGCAAGTTCGTGGGCTGTGGGCCTTCGCCAGTCGGACGGCCGGTCCGCGCGCCGTGGTAGTTGAACAAGTCGTGTAGCCGCTGCCATTGCGACAGGCTGTTAACCATCGCAAAAACTTTTTTAACGCTGGCGCTTCCAGCCATTTGCCGGATTTCAATTGCGCGTTTTGCTGACGGGTGTATGCCTGGGGTTTTGAGTAGGTGCCCCAAGGCGTCGTCATCCATGGTCCCTTTACCATCGGCAACGTATACGCCGCAGTCCCGCAGGAATAATTTAAGGCTGGGAAGCTGGCTTGCCGCTGTCACCCGGCCGCCGGTTAGCTGGTTCATTTCGGCGTCATACCGAATCAAGCACAGTTCAACCATGCGGGCGCATGCCTTCAGGCTGTCGGCGTCAACGTGTACGCCCCGCCGGTTTATCTTTTGGTCCGCTATCCAGAATTCCAGTTCTTCGCCTTCCAAGTCCGGGCAACGGCTGGCGGCTTCGGCTTCGGACACGATGTCCGTAACGTTGTAGTCAATCAGTTTTTGCCCGTCTACCGGGTCATCGGCCAGCGTAATACGCAAGCGCTTGTCCTTCGCGGTCGGGTTGCGGGGCACGCTGAATTTATCCAGCAACCGGCCGCCGTCCTTGTCCTTTTGAACTGCCAGCCGCATGACCGTGGCCGCTACCGCAAGTTTGCCGGGGTAAGCGAACGCGCGGGCCTTCGCCATCGCGCAACGCATTTGTTCAATCGTCAACGGCCGCCAGCCGTACCGACGTGTGCAAACAAGGTTCCATATCCACCATTCGAACCCGCCGTTCCACGCTTCAATCAGGGACCCGCGCCCCAGGTATTCCAACAGGTCAAGCGGTTGCGGCATACCCGGCCGCCACACGCGTGCCCCGGTCCCGTTCTTCAGGTTGTAGGACAGTGACAGAACGTCCGTTGTTTCGTGGGATGCATAGACGGCGGCCCCAACCACGCCCAGGCCCTTGCCTTTCTGCGAAGCGAACGGCGGCCCGTGCCACTTTTGCTTTACATAGTCGAAGTAATACCCGGCTTCGCTGTAGGTTTCAAAATCGAAATCGGGGGTAACTGTGGAAACACCAAGCCCCGCGCGGAACTGGAATCCGGCGGGGTATTCTGATACGTGCGTCATACTTCGATTAGTTCAGCCAGGATAAGAAGGAAGGTCCGTTGGTCGTCGGCATCCATCTTAAAGAAAAATTCCCCCGCATCGCTGGAAACGTACACGCAAAAGTAGACGTACACGCGTTCGTAAACGGTGTGCCCTACCCAGTCGCTTAACGTGAACGGCAACGGCTTGGGGGGTGCGGGAACAACAGCGGCGGCCCGTAGGCTATCCGCTGCGTCTTGTGCCGTCATGGCCCCGCCCTTACTTCGCTTTGACTGTTCCGGCTTCGACGCGGGCGCGTGCCCATTCGCCGCCGCCCAGCTTGGCAAACTTCTTTTTCTGCGCAGGCGTGCCACGGAACGAAATAACTACCATTTTGTCTTTATCCGCCAGGGGCTTGCCAGCGCCCGCACGCGCGCCGCCGCTGCCAACCTTGCGGGCGGCTTTCTTTGCGGCCGGTTTCTTTTTGGCTGGCGTGGGCTTGCCGGATGCTGCGGCTTGAACCGGCGCGACGGCCACGGGTGCAGCTTTCGCGGCGGCACGGGCAAGGCGCAACTTTTCGTTTTTGCGGTCGCGCTGTTCTTGTGTCAATTGTTTGGACATGGTAATACCTCATTAAAAAATCAAAGGAAAGAAGGGCGGCCGAAACCGCCCCGTGTGGTTGCTGGGTTACAGCATCAAGCCTTGTTGCCGCAAGGACGCGTCCGTATGACCGTTCGCAATGAACTGTTCATACGTGTAGCCCTGGGCGGCGGCCGTCATTTGGTGGACCGGCTGTTGCGGCGGCATCATGGCGGGCGCTTGCATTTGCGGCATCATGCCCGGCATGCCTTGCGGTGCGGCCATGGGAACGCCTGGGACGCCGTAGGCTTGCTGCGGCGGGGCAGACATGCCAGGACCCGCCAGAATGCCGGGGTGTGGCTGTACGGCCATCCCTGGGGGCGGTGCGTACCCGGCGGCCGGGTTATTTGGATGCATGGCCGGTTGCTGTGGCTGCATGTTGGGCATCACACCAGGGGCACCGCCGGGCATCATGGAAGGCCCCGCAGGCGGTGCAAAAGTAGGCATAGCTGAAGGCTGACCGCCGGGGGGCGCGTACTGGGGCATGCCCTGCGGTTGCATCGGCAGTTGCGGTGCCTGCATGCCCGGCATCATCCCCGGCATTGCCGGTTGACCGTTTCCCGCGTTCATCGGCAGGGGCTGGGCACCTTGTGGGAGTGCCACAGCGTTGCCGCCGAAAATCTGGTTTGCGTCCGGGCCGCTGGTGATTTCGGGGCCGATGCCTGCAAATTCAACCATGGACAGATTCACGTAAATACCCGGCTTGTCGTTCTGGCCGTTGCCTTCCACGGTGCCAGCCACGCGGACGTAATACCCGCGCCGCAAAACGTTGGGGTCTTGGATGGCTTCGTGGGCGGCGTACTTGCCGGTGTAGAAAACGCGCGGCGGGAAGCTGCTGGAAAACTTGACAACCCAGTGACCGGCGAAACCTTCTTTGCGGAAGTTCGGCGTTTCGCCCGGCTTGGAAATAGTGGTGTCGTCACCGTCTACTACCTTGAAAGAAAAGTCCCGCGCAAGGCAATTGCCCTGGGCGTCGAACAGCGTAGGGAATCCGGCACGGGCGGCACCGTGCAACAGCGCGTAGAACGCAGGAAACGCGGGGTCGTTCTTGGCAAACGCTACGGCGATGAAATACCGCTGCGTCGGCTGGCCTGCGTTCGGCCCGGTCTTGATGGTCAAGGGGCGGCCTTGATGGTCCTTGGTTTGTTTTTCAAACGGGTTCCCCTGAACCATGCGGCCCACGGGGGACAAAAATTCTTGCTTTGCTGCTGACATAAAAATACCTTTTGGTAGTGAAGTGAAAAGAAAGTATGACGGCGTATTACGCGCGTGTCAAGCGGGAACGGAAAAGATACGACGGGCGCGGCTACCGTCGTCGGCTACCAGCTTCGCGGCCCCGCTGGGTGCAGCGCTGTACGCCGCAATCGTGGTTGCCAGGGCTGGGGCAAGTTTGGCCGCTTGCGTTGGTGTAATGGGTTCTGTCGGCTTGGCAAAGTCCTTGCCGTTCAACATGCCCAGCATCAACACTTCGGCCGCCGGTTTTGTCCACACCTTCCGGCCGGGGCTGGATTCCATGGCGAACCATGCGACCTGTTGACCACGCTTGATAAGTGAAACGGCGTGTTCTTCCAACCCGGTTTCCCGTGCCAGCATCAACGCCTTCGCCCGCTTAATCATGCGTAGTTCAATGCCCAGGGCTTCCGGCGAAAGTTCCAGCGGTTGCGCGCGCTGGGCTACGTCCATCGCGTGATACGTTGCGCGTTGCAGCGCTTCGCATGCGTGGCGGGCGTTGCAGTTTTCGCAGGCGTCCGGGTGCGGGTAGCATTTCGGGTCCGGCCCCATTGCCATTTCAGCCGACGAATGCAGCCGGTTGACGTGGGCGCGAAGGTCGGTTGCAAGAACTTTCCAGCGGCGTACCGGGCCGTCCTTGTGGAACGCACGGGGCTGTATTACCGTCATGACGACGACAATGTTTTGTTCCTGCAAACCGTTTATGTTGGCTTCGGACATGCACCCGCTAACGTAGTCAATCAACTGCCAGTTTTCGAAGGCTTCTACCAGCTTGTGCCCGTACTTGAAATCCCACACGTACAGAATCCAACGGCCGTCCGGCAACTGCCCCCAGCCGCGAACGTCGGGCGTTCCCCAGTTGGCAGATTCATGGACGCGCGGAATGTCTACGCGGCGTTCGACAATCACGCGTTGCCGCCAATCCGGCCCCAGCGTGGCTACCACGTCGTTGTAAACAAGTTCGCCAGCTTCCAGCATTTCGGCGTCAATCGGCACGCCGTTGGGGGCCACTTCGTTGACCGCAGGTAGACGGCCTTCGAACATGCATTGGAATACCCAGTGGGCCGCCGTCCCGGCCGCAGCTTCAGGGCTACTTTCCGTTTCGGGGTACATGGCTTCCATGCGGGCGCTACCTGGGCAAAATACCCAGCGGTGCGCAGACGACGGCGCAAGGAAGGCATGCGCCGCTTCGGCTACCGGCGTGTTAATCAGGTGCATCCGGTCCGTCCTTTCTTTTCTGATATTCGGAATCTGCCAACGCAGCAAGAATTTTCGGCTTGGTGCTACAGGCTTCGCAAACCAAAACGTCTACTTCCGTACCGGGTAATACTTCGGCAATCGCCCCGCTGCTGAAAACATCCGCCAGCGCAACCCCGCCAGGGCCGCCGCCGAAAAATGTTTCCATGCCGTGTCGTTGTTGAACCTGTCGCGCGTTAACGCCCCAGCGTTCAATACGGACCTTCCAGAACAGAGGAAGGCCCGTATGCATCACGCCCCTGCCGCACCCGGCGCAGGGCTTGAAATCCTTGCGGTCCATTTAGGCCAGCGCGGGATACTGCTGTTGCAGGTAGGCCCACACGTGCGGCACGTAAGTGGGGTTCTGTTGCAAAGCCGTGATGCTGGGCAGTTGGTACGCGGTGACGGCCGCTTGTACGGCTTCCATCGGCAGAACGCCCGACGTGCAAGCCGCAGTAATACGCGGCATGAACTGTTCAAACGTTGACGGGGGGCCGACAGGTGCCGAAGGCGCAACCGTTTGCGCAGGCGGTGAGACTGCACCCGGCGGCACGAAAGGGCCAGCACCCAGCGGGGGCAATGGTGCCGGTCCGCCTTGTGGTTGCTGTGCAGGCGCGGCGGCGGCCACGGGGGCAGGAACGCCGCCAGCCGCGCGGGCCTTCAGTTCGGCCTTGATGGCGTTTACTGCGGCTTCGTCGTTCAAACCTTTTTTCGCTTTCCAGATGTTCTTTACCGTCTTGGTCTTGGTGCCTGCATGAATGCGTTCATCCCATGGGATGCCTTCGGCGTCAAGTTCAACGCCGGTTGCAGGCGCGGCGGCCGGGGTGCCCGGAAGGGTCGCATTCACCGAAGGGACAACCGTTTGCGGCCCGTTGACTACAGGGGGTAATACGCCGGGCATCGTTGGAAAAGAACCCGGCATGCCCACGGGGGCACTCAGTGGCGGCATTGCACCCGCACCCGGCAGGGCAGGCACCCCCAAAGGGGCGGCACCGGCGCCGAAGATGGCCGGATTCATGGGGGCTTCAGCGCCTGCGGGCAGTGCTGCGGGATTGGCTGCAAAGACAGCGGGGTTTACTGCGTCGGTCAGCGCTTGCACAGCGCCCGCCGCAACGGGGGCGGGAACGCGCAACGATTCGTCAACAATTGACACGGGGCCGTCACCGTTGGTTGTGAACGTGTGCCCCAAAATCAATTGAAGAAGGGGGATTGCTGCGGCCACGGCGGTGCGGTCGCTGATGTTGATAGAAAGTTGCATGGGAGACATTGAAATACCCTTAAGGTTGGTTGATGAAATTGCATTATGATGCGTACTTGTCTAACACGTCAAGTATTACCATTATGTCACGTTTACGCGGCTACCAAGCGACCTTGAAACAGAATGTATTTGCCAAGTGGGGCGAAGGAAACCGCAACGTTCTGGCGGTAGCGCCCACGGGGTCCGGTAAAACGGTTCTGTTTGCCGACATCGTAAATAGCGTCAACGGCACAGCGTCCGCAGTCATCGCACACCGGGCCGAATTGGTCAGCCAAATGTCCCTAGCGCTGGCCCGTGAGAACGTCCGGCATCGTATCATCGGTCCCGATTCGTTGCGGCGGCAATGTATCAGCTTGCATATGCTGAAGCTGGGCCGAACGCTTCACGACCCCGGCGCACGCGTGGGGGCCTGCGGCGTCGATACGCTGGTAAACCGGGACGTGTCCCAGGATTCATGGTTCCGTCAGGTCGGGCTATGGGTGCAGGACGAAGCGCACCACGTATTACAGGTAAACAAATGGGGCAAGGCTGCGGCCATGTTCCCGAATGCTTGGGGCCTGGGCGTGACGGCCACGCCTTCCCGCGCTGACGGCAAGGGCCTTGGGGCACCGACCGACGAAAAGGGCAAGAACAACGACGGGTTGTTTAACGCGATGGTAGAAGGCCCGACCATGCGGGACCTTATCGAACAAGGCTACTTGACCGACTACCGCATATTTGCACCACCGTCAGACGTGGACTATTCCGAAGTCACCATAGGCGATTCGGGCGACTACAGCCCCGCGAAGCTGGCGGCGGCCGTGCATGCGTCCGATACGTTCGTGGGCGATGTTGTCAAGCAATACCAACGCATCGCACCGGGCAAGCTGGGTATTACTTTTGCCGTTGACGTGCAAAGCGCGAAGGAACTAAAACTAGCGTTCGACGCCGCCGGGGTTCCCGTTGAAGTCGTCACCGCGAAGACCGACGCCATAGCCCGCGCCCACATCCTGCGCAGGTTCGAAGCCCGCGAAATTATGATGTTGGTGAACGTCGATTTGTTCGGCGAAGGCTTCGACTTGCCCGCCGTCGAAGTCGTTGTAATGGCCCGCAAAACGGCATCGTGGCCGCTGTTCGTGCAACAGTTCGGCCGCATGCTTCGGCTGTTGGTAGACATACCGATGCCCCAATGGGAATTGATGTTGCCAGAAAGCCGCCTAGCGACCATTGCAGCCAGCCGCAAGCCCTGCGGGATTCTTATTGACCACGTGGGCAACGTCATACGCCACGGCTTGCCGGACGCTGTGCGGGACTATTCGCTAGACCGCAGGGAACGCCGCAGCAACGGCATAAACGACGCCATACCTTTGCGCAACTGCCCGAACCCGGACAGCCCCCAGGGCGTCGGCGTGCCGTGTGCGTCGGTCTACCCGCGTTATATGAAGCTGTGCCCGTTCTGCCAGCACTACCCGGAACCGCCAGCACGCACCGGTATGGAATTTGTAGACGGCGATTTGTTCGAACTGAACCCGGACGTACTGGCGGCCATGCGGGGCAAGCAAGCGGCCATGATTGACGGTGCCCCCCGCATTCCTATGGGGCTGTCAGACATCGCAGCGGCTGGCGTGCGTAACGCCCACAAGGCCCGCCAGGACGCGCAGCACCAACTACGCAACGTGATGGCACTTTGGGCCGGATGGCAGCAAGCGAAGGGGCACACCGACAGCGAAATTTACCGGCTGTTCTACCATCGCTTCGGCATAGACGTTTTGTCAGCGCAAGCCCTGGGGCGGCCGGAAGCGGAAGCGCTGTCCTTGCGTATTACCGGGCAGCTTACTAAACACAACATCCGCACCGCGTGAACATAAAGAACATCAAGCCGTACCGGCTGTATGTAGACAAGGACGGAACCGCCCGCCGCCTTGTGCTGGGCATCGGGCCGCAGTTCGCCCCAGGGTCGCACCCCGTGGGCGGCGTGTGGTTCGAACAAACGCAATGGGTTGACGGCTGTTTGCGCGTGTCATACGGTCGCCTTTATCTTGACACTTTCGCCCAATGGGCACGAAGGGAAATTAAATGAACCAAGCGTTAGGCGCGGCATTGGCCGCCATCAATTTAACCGGCGCGCTGTACGGCGTGGCGAAAGTAAAACGGGCCGTTGACCGACTGTTTGGGGACGCCCACGAACAGCAAAAGCAACTTCACTTCGAACGGCTGTTGGAAATTGACGCAGCAGAACGCCGCCGCAGAATGCGGGAAACTATTTTTCATTTCACCTTAAAGGTTCTACCTGTATGAATATTCACACATGGGCAACGAAGTGGGGTATTACCGTAGAGTGTTTGCGGGACCTGCAAATAACGCTTGGCACCTTCACGCCGCCGCTACCTGAAACGAACGCGACTTACGGCAAGTCGGAAGCGTTCGTACAGTCCGCCGTCCGCATCGAAGCCAGCCAAAAGGGTATGAAGGTATGGCGCAACAACGTGGGCGCGTTGACCCCCAAGGGCAGCAACCGCCCAGTACGCTACGGGCTGGCGAACGATAGCGAACAAATGAACGATATTTTGAAATCGTCTGACCTTATCGGCATTTGCCCGACGCTGATAACGCCGCAGCATGTGGGCCGGGTAATGGGCATTTTCGACGCCACGGAATGCAAGGAACCCGGATGGCAGTTCAACCCAACCGACCCCCACGAAGCCGCCCAATGGGCCTTCGGCCGCGTCGTGCTGGCGGCTGGCGGAAACTTCCGGTTCGTCACCGGGCCGGGGCAGCTATGAAACAAAAACGAAATATCGATAAGTACACGACGGCCGCTGACGCACGACTAAACCTGTTGCGTGCAATGGCGCGTTGGCATATGGCTTATCCCCTGTCCCGCGCTTGTAAGTCTTCAATGGGCTATGCGGCATTTCCAACGTATGACTTTAAGCGCCCGCAGGGGGCAGCGTTTGCGGTTGCAAAAATCGTTAAAGACATGGAACGCGCGGGCGAAGTTCGATACACGTCTGACGGCCTGCACTGGGGGCATGTAATTACTTCGGTTGGATTGGAAGCGGTTAAATGAAAGCAATTATCAGCCCCTGCCAGTCTTACCGCTACCTGTTGCAACGTGGGGACGGTACGTCAAATTGCGTCGTCGTGATGCTGAACCCCAGCACGGCGGACGATGTAGCCGATGACCCCACGATACGCAAGCTGAACCGATTTACGCGGGATTGGGGGTACGCGTCATACTCTGTTGTAAATTGCTATGCTTTCCGTAGCACGGACCCCGCCGCCCTTGCAAGCGCTGCGGACCCAGTGGGGCCGGACAACGATTTTTATTTGGACTTGATGGCGCGTAAACGGTTCATCGTGGCCGCCTGGGGGAACGACGCCCGACCGCAACGCGTGCAACAGGTAGTTTCCGCCTTGACACGCTACGGCAACAACCTGTATTGCTTCGGGACCAATACCAACGGGTCGCCTAAACATCCGCTGTACTTGCCTTACGATACGGTCCTTAAATTGTGGGCGCCTTCCAGTCAAGTACACTTGACGAACCCGACAATAAAAGACATCATCACGCCATGAAACCACAACCAAAAATCGACGCACGCGAACAGGTAGCAAAAATTCTTCAGGCCGCGCTTAAGCTGGCGTCAAATGGGGGCCGCAGCTACAACAGCCTGTCGCGTGATGACATCGCCCGCGAATGCGGCTTTGCTTCGTCTTCGCTGATTACGCACCACATGGGCACCATGGAAGCGCTACGCCGCGACATCATGCGCGAAGCTATCCGCGTTGAATGTCTGCCGGTTATCGCGCAAGGGCTTGTCATACGTGACCGTCATGCGCGCAAGGCCCCCGACGCCCTGAAAGCTAAAGCCCTGCAAGCTGTTGCCGCGTAAGGGGCAACCGTGCATCAACTCCCGCCAGCCCTTGCGCCGCTAGGTGCGTACCGGCAATTCCTTTGTTATGTCTTGGTGCCCAGTCAGACACGGCCGGGCAAAATGGACAAGTTGCCGGTAAGTCCGCATACCGGACAGGTAGTAACAGCGCACGACCCTGCGCATTGGACTACCGCTGAACACGCATGCATGACCGCTTCGAATTGGGGGCCGTCATACGGCGTTGCCTTCAGTTTCCAAACGTCCGACCCGTTCTTTTTTATTGACATAGACGGGGCGTACAACCCGCAAACGGGCCAATGGTCCGCGATGGCGCAACAGCTTGTCCAAACGTTCCCAGGTGCAGCGCTGGAACTGTCGCAGTCCGGTACAGGCATGCACATTATTGGACGTGGTACGGCGCCCCCGCACAGCAAGAAAAACAAAGAACACCATTTAGAGTTTTACACCGAACTGCGCTTTGTTGCGCTGACTGGCGCCAGCACCAGCGGGAGCGCGGACACTGACCACACGGCCGCATTGCACCACATCACGCAATACCTGTTCCCGCCAGGGGCGGACGCCGACAGCAACGGCGACTTTACGTTGTCCGATGCCCCGGTAGAAGGCTGGGTAGGCCCGACCAACGACGACGACTTGTTGCGCCGCGCGTTGCAGTCCCGCAGCGTGGGGGCCGTGTTCGGCAACAAAGCCAGCTTCGCGGACTTGTGGAACGCTGACCACGAAGCGTTAGGCAAGGCGTACCCCGACGCGGGCCGCGCGTATGACGCCAGCACGGCCGATGCTGCGTTGATTGCACATCTAGCCTTTTGGACCGGTCGCCACGGTGAACGAATCAAACGGCTTATG